TATACGATTATGATGGTGTATATGAATTACCAAAAGAGGTAATAAAAGAATTAAAAAACCGAGGTGTTAATACCTCATATGCTGAGGAGGGCTAATTATAAATGAATAAAAATAACACAAGGAGAAAATATTATTGCCTAGTAGAACAATTAAGGCGAGATAATAAGGTTGTCTATTTTCATATGGACGAAGATGGACATTTCACAGGTACAACATACATAAGGAGTATATAAAATGGACTATAAACCATCATTAGCCACGTTAGTGGAAGATTTAGAAGTACAACGTAATTATTATAAGCAAGAAGTTGATAATCTTTATATCTATCTTAATAGGAGAGGATTAAGTGATGATGAGATTGATGAGATAGCACAAGGTAGAGTATTTGCTATGTGTAAAGCACCTCGTACTGAAGATGAGTGTTTTGAAGCTATGAATAAATACATAAAGGAGAATGAAAAATGAAATACTGGTATATAGCAATAGATGTAGATACAGTCTACAGAACTACGATTGAAGCTAACACTGAGGAGGAAGCTCGGGAACTAGCAGAACAAGAAGCTTATGAAGATACTTGGAGCACTAGTATGGCTTGGGGTAGTTGTAAGGTCTATGAATGTGAACAAGTAACTGCCGATGGCGAACCATTAGAGGAGGACGTATGACTGAGTTAGAACGAGTACAGGTACAGAGGTTATCTGATGAAAATAAAAAGATGGCTGAGTATCTGTTATATTTAAATGAGTGTAATAAAATACCACTAGTGCGTGATGGCTTTGGTTGGTTACTAATAAAGGAGTAATATATGATTAAGGAAATTAACATACCTATCACTGAGTATGACTTAGAGGAGTTTAAGGACGTAGTGTATATGAACGATTCGTTTGACTGGTCATTCACAACTGATGATGGGGATACAATACAAGTAAACTTTATGTCGGAAGACGAACTAGAACAAAGGGAGAAATGATATGAGAGTAGATAGAATAATTAAACTACTGCAGGATATGTACGAACCTAATGAAGAATTAATGATTGATTGGGTAGACAAGTACCAAGCATCGGTAGATACAGATGAGCAATGGAATTGGGCTGTTGGTATGATAGAGGGTGCCAGTGAGGGAATGATTGATATGCATTATGTACAGGATATGGTAGATGAGGCGATTGCTGATTTAGAAGCAGAACAAAGGGAGAAAGAATGAGTAGAATTACAGACTATATTCTAGACCAAGAAGATAGAGGAGGGCTAGTATATGACGATTATAGGCACGAATATGCCACACCTAAGGTATATGCCTTAAGAGCTGACATTGCGTACCTAGAATGGGAAATACAGAGCTTAAAGAATGACATTAAAATTAAGAGAAAGGAGCTAAAACAAAATGAGATGTAGAATTTGCGACCAACTATTAAATGAATGGGAGTCAGTCAGAAAAGACCCCGAAACTAAAGAATATTTAGACACCTGTGGATATTGTATATCTATGTCTAAGCCCGATGTAGTGGACTTTGTTACAGAGGAAAATAAATATTTAGAAACCGTTGACTTACCTAAAGAAATGTGATATAATATTACTATAGATAAACAATTAAAGAGATAACTAAGGTTTTAGACTTAAAGTGATAACGATTATGATTATCACTTTAGGTAAACAACTTTAGGTTAAACTAAAGCGACACTTAAGAGGTAAACCCTGCCTGTTTTGTGTCTTATTTTAAGAGGGTAAAGGAAAACTATAAAGATGATTACAAAAGGCGTAGCAAAGTATGTATATTTAGACTCAACAGAGAAGTTCAACGGTGAGGACACAGGTAAGTACACTCTTACTATTGGTCTTAACCCCAGTGAAGCTAAAAAATTAGAAGATGCAGGGGTAAAGGTCCGTACTATCACAGATAAAGATACTGGTAAGGAGATTAAAATAAGAAAATTCTCTACCCAGTACAAGTTAGATGATGATATGATTCAAACTGTGAGCGGTGAAGCTATTGGTACTGACTTCGGTGCAGGTTCTGATGTGTCTATCCTATGGAAAGCAGGTAATGAGCACCCCACACACGGAGTGGCAACATATCTAACAGCCATCAAGGTAGCAGATGACCACGAACCTGGGTACAAGGGTGCTAATGAGGAAATCGCAGACTTCCTAACAACAGCATAACACTGTTATGTCAGAATTTGTATCACACGAGCCGTGCCTAGAGTGCGGTTCTAAGAACAATCTGGCTAGGTATTCTGATGGGCACGGTCATTGCTTTGGCTGTGGTCATTGGGAGCCACCTACAGACTATGAGGATAACTACAATGAAGACTATAAGGAGGACTATAATAATATGCAACCAGTACAGACCAAAGGTTTCAGCGGTGCAATACCCGAAAGAAACATCTCAAAGAAAATCTCAGCCAAGTATGGTGTAAGAGTTTCACACGGAGAGAATGGTAAAATAAACAAACACTATTATCCTTACTACGACAGTAGGACTAGTGATATAGTAGGCTACAAAGAGAGAGATGTAGCGACAAAGGGGTTCGGAATTAACGGTACCAATAAAGGTGCAGGATTATTCGGACAGAATGTATTCAAAGAAGGAGGAAAATATTTAACTATTACTGAGGGAGAGTTAGATGCTCTGTCTGTCAGTGAAATGTTCGATGGTAAGTGGGCTGTTGTGTCATTAAAGAATGGTGCTAGTGGTGCATTACGCGACATCAAAGATAACTTAGATTATATTGAATCGTTTGATAATGTAGTCTTATGTTTCGACCAAGATGAAGCAGGTAAGGAAGCAATCAAAGCAGTTAGAGATGTTATCTCACCTAACAAGTTGAGGATTGTTACCCTACCACAGAAAGATGCTAGTGATATGCTTATGAATGGTAGGATTAAGGACTTTACTGAGGCTTGGTGGAATGCTAAAGGCTACACACCTGCAGGTATCGTTAGAGGTGCAGATACTTGGGAACATCTACAGAAAGATGAAGACTTAGTTACTGTCTTATATCCTTGGCAAGAACTCAATGAAGTTACCTATGGGTTCAGACAGAAAGAGTTAGTAACCATCACTTCGGGTAGTGGAATGGGTAAGTCTAGTGTGGTGAAGGAATTAGAAGCACATATTTTAAATGAAACAGATGACAATCTAGCCATCATTCACCTAGAGGAATCAATTGATAGGTCAGTAAAAGGTTTAATGTCTATCGAAGCTAACCTCCCTATCCACATCCCTAAATATGAGGAGATGTTGAGCAAGGAAGAGAAGTATGACCTATGGAAGACAGCAGTGGCAGATAAAAATGTATTCTTCTATGACCATTTCGGTAGTATGTCAGAGGATAGTCTACTCTCAGTGATTAGAACATATGCTAAGAGCTTTGACTGTAAGTGGATTATCTTAGACCACCTATCAATCGTAGTTAGTAGTCAGGAGGGGATACAAGATGAGCGTAAAGCTATCGATGCCATTATGACTAAGCTAAGAAAGATAGTACAGGAGACTGGCGTGGGCTTATTCCTAGTATCTCATTTGAAGAGACCACAAGGTAAGGCACACGAAGAAGGTGGACAGGTGAGCCTCTCAGAGCTTAGAGGTTCGGCTGCAATCGCACAACTTAGTGATATAGTTATTGGCTTGGAGCGTAACCAACAAGCAGACGAAGAGAAGGAACGAAACACTACCACCTTGAGGGTAATTAAGAATAGATTCTGTGGTCTGACAGGTAAAGCGGGTAGTCTCTTGTATGATAAGGACACAGGTAGGCTATCGGCAGGAGGTGGAGATGAATCATTCTTCTGATGCTAAGAGATGTTATTTCGACATTGAAACTGATGGCTTAGATGCCACCAAGATACACTGTATTTGTGCTATGACAGATGATAGTGATATAATGAATAATTTTATAGGAGAAAAATCATATGAAGACTTCAGAGACTGGCTTATACTGGAAGATATACGAGTTCTTGTTGCTCACAACTGCATTGGCTTTGACCTTCCTACTCTGCGTAGGCTTAGTGGGAACACTTGGGATTATGATATACGAGACACTCTTATCTTATCCCGATTGGCTAACCCTTCCTTGGAAGGAGGTCACTCCCTAAAGGCTTGGGGTGAGAGAATACATAACCTCAAAGGTGACTATGATGGAGGTTGGGAAGAGTTTAACTGGGAGATGTTAGAGTATTGTCAACAGGATGTTAGACTATTGAAAGACCTATACCGTAGACTTGGAGTGCAACTTAAAGACTTCGATGAAGAGAGTATAGAATTAGAACACAAGGTGGCTGAGATTATTCACCGCCAAGAACAAACAGGAGTATTATTTGATGAAAGAAAAGGATATGAATTATTGGCAGAGCTTAAAGAAAAAGTTCACGAGATTGTACTGGAAGTGCGTGAAGTATTTAAACCCCTCCCTGTATGGAAGAGTCTCCAAGTATTAAAGAACCCTCTAAAGAAAGATGGAAACCCTAGTGTAGCCTATCAGAAACAATTAGATAGAGGTGCACACATAGATGACGATGGAGACTGGGGATATATAGACTACCCCGAGTTTAACTTAGGTAGTAGACAACAAGTATCTCGTTACCTCCAACACTTTGGATGGACACCTACTGAATGGACGGAGAAAGGTAGTGTTATTGTCAATGAAAAAGTATTAGCTGATGTGGATATTCCTGAAGCTAAACTAATACTAGAATACTTCACTATCTCTAAGCGTGTAGCTATGGTTAAGGCTTGGCTAGAAGCAGTAGGAGATGATGGAAGGATTCACGGTAGAGTTAATAGTTGTGGTGCAGTTACTGGACGTATGACACACAGTAAACCTAACCTAGCACAAGTACCTGCTATCTATTCACCCTATGGTGAGGAGTGTAGAGAGTTATGGACTGTACCTGAAGGTAAGTGTCTAGTAGGTATTGATGCTAGTGGTCTTGAGTTAAGAATGTTAGCTCATTATATGAATGATAAAGAGTACACAGAGGAGATACTTAATGGAGATATACACACAGCAAATCAAGTGGCTGCAGGACTTCAATCAAGAGACCAGGCGAAGACTTTCATCTATGCCTTCTTGTATGGAGGAGGTGATGGAAAAATCGGAGAAATCGTTGGCGGAAAAGCAACGGATGGTAAGAGACTTAAAGCAAAGTTCCTTGATAATACGCCTGCACTTAGAACTCTACGAGGAGACGTTGACAGAGGAAGCTCGAAGGGTTGGATTAAAGGATTAGATGGTAGGAAACTACACATCAGGTCATCACACTCAGCATTGAATGTATTATTACAATCAGCAGGAGCTATCGTTATGAAGCAAGCATTAGTTTTATTAGAAGAGTATGCAAAGCTATGGAAGATAGACTACAAGTTTGTATTGAATGTTCACGATGAGTTTCAAGTAGAGGTTAAAGAGAAACAAGCAGAGCAATTTGGGAGACTAGCTGTTAGTTGTATACAGAGAGCAGGTCTAGATTTTAAACTAAACTGTCCGTTGGATGGTGAATATAAGGTAGGTAAAACGTGGGCACAGACACACTAGTAGATGACATCTATAAACTTATGGATACCAAGGTGGTAGCTGAGGGTGTAGATGTAGAGAAAGTAATACAAGACTTCGGTGAGAATATGAAGTCAATTTTAATTAATAACATAACAGCACACGAGTTCGATAAGCGTAAGCTACGTATGTCTAACATAGGTAAGAAAGATAGACAGTTGTGGTATGGTTACAACGGATATAAAGGAGAGGAACTACAGCCTCACGTATATATTAAGTTTCTATATGGACACTTGATTGAAGAGATGATACTAGCCTTAACTAAATTATCAGGTCACGAGGTGACTGATGAACAGAAGAAGGTAGAGGTATCAGGTATCAAAGGTTCAATGGACTGTAAGATTGATGGTGTATTGACAGACGTTAAGTCAGCCAGTAGTTATGGCTTTAAGAAGTTCAAGGATGGTAGTCTAATTGATAATGACCCCTTCGGTTATGTCGACCAGATTAAAGGTTATGCCCACGCTGAGAAGACTACTGATGTAGGTTGGTTAGTGATGGATAAGACAACAGGACATCTAACATATCTTAAGTATGATATGGCTGATGAATCTAAATGGTATTGGACTAAGCTAAACTTCTTCTCTATCATAGATAGAATTAAAAAGATTAAAGCTGTCGTGACTAATACTGCACCACCTAAGAAATGTTATGCTCACGTACCTGATGGTAAGTCAGGGAATATGAAGTTGCCTGTAGGTTGTAGTTACTGTTCCTTCAAGCACGAGTGTTGGGATAGCTTAAGAACATTTATCTACTCTAATGGTCCTAAGTATTTAACCTATGTAGCTAGAGAACCTAATGTTATGGAAGTAGATGCAGAAGGAATTAGAATTAATAAAAAAGATGAGGAAGCAGATGAGTTCTTTACCAAAGTACAGAAGTAAACTAGAGAAAGAATGTCATCAGTTATTAGGAAAGGAGTGGGAATATGAACCCAATAGAATTGCTTATACAGTTAGACGTAACTATACACCTGATTTTGTTAATGGTAACTATTTTATAGAGGTCAAAGGCTTCTTTAGGGTAGGAGATGTACAGAAATATAGAGCTATCGCAGAACAACTAAGGTTCGAGAACAAGCATCTAGTATTTCTTATGCCACAACCAGATAAGAAAACCAGGAAGGGAGGTAAGATTACTTATCGACAATGGTGTGCTAAGTATGACATTAAGATTTTCTCAACAAAAGAAATCAAGGAGTTAAAAGAATGGACACGCATAAAGAAGCAGTAAATCCTGACCACTACAAACAAGGAGACATTGAGGTCATTGACTACATCTTAGACCATAAGTTTAATTATGTAGAAGGTAACATCATTAAGTATGTGAGTAGATATAAGTTTAAGAATGGACTAGAGGATTTAAAGAAAGCAAGATGGTACTTAGAGAGGTTGATAGATGCTAACACTTGAAGAACTTAAAGAACGAATACTTGCTGAAGGGTATGATGAATGTCTTATATGTGATGAACTGGAGCTGACAGCTGAGGAATTACTAGAGGCTTTTGAAGATAGATTAATAGAGAAGAGGAGAAAGTTTGATGATGACGATTGAGAATTTTATTTTATATAACATTGTTATGTGGGTTATAGGTTGGTATCTCCTTAAGAGGCACAGTGAATTGGAATATGATAATGGGTTTATGGATGCAGTACAACTACACAAGGAAGGTAGATTAACTTATACCTCAGTGATTCAGGAAGATGGTATTGAGTTGTTGACTATTGAGGTGACAGATGAGTAGTAAAGAAGTATACGTAAAGAAACGTAGTGGTGAGCTAGAACTTCTAGACTACGATAAGATTCACCTTATGTTAACCCAATGTGCTGAAGGTTTAAACGTATCTGTATCTGATGTGGCACTTAATGCACATCTAAAGATAGCTAATAAGATGTCGAGTGTTGCTATTCAACAGACACTTATTAAGAGTGCGAGTGAGAAGCTAACACCTAAGCATCCTGACTACGCTATACTGGCAGGTAGATTACTGGTAACTAATATGCGTAAGGAAGTGTATGGACAGCACGAGCCTATTGAGTTCTTAGATTACATTAAGAAGAATGTAAAGTCTAAACTATATAGTCCTGAGATACTGGAGAAGTACACAGAGGAAGAGATTGAATACCTCGGTACCTACCTAGACTATGAGAATGATATGAATAGAGTACACTCTAGTATCACTCAACTAGAGAGTAAGTATCTAATCAAGGATGTTAAGACTGATAAAGCCTTAGAGATGATTCAAGAGACGTTTATGATTATCCCTATGGTTATCTTTGCTGATGAGAAAGAAGGGCGTATGGACTATGTGTTGGACTTCTATCAGGCATTAAAGAATGATGAGATTAGTTTACCTACTCCTGTTATCTCAGGTGTACGTACTAGACTTAAGATGTTTAGTTCTTGTTGTAAGATTAAGATGGGTGATAGTAGTGAGAGTATCTTATCTACTGAATATGCTTTGTCTTTAATGACAGCACAGAGAGCAGGTATCGGTATTGATATGGGTCTAGTCAGAGGTATCCTAGCACCAGTCAAGAACAATACTGTTAAACATACAGGTGCATTACCTCTACTTAAGACAGTGGAGAGTGCGAGTAAACAGTTCACACAGAATGCATTACGTAGTGGTGCTACTGTAGTTAACTATCCTATTTTTAATTGGGAGATAATGGATGTACTTGAATACAAAAATAACCAAGGGAGTAACACTACTAGGGCTAGGTTTATTGACTATGCTGTGGGTATTCCTGCTATTTTCATTAAGCGTGTACTCACAAAAGGAGAGTGGACTCTCTTCAGCTCAGAAGATGTGCCGAAGTTATTTGAAAACTATGGACAAGAAGGATTTGACGAAGTGTATGAACACTATGAATCTCAACCCTTCATTCGAAAGCAACGAGTTCCTGCAACCGAAGTCTTCAACAAGCTCATCAAGGAACGTGTTGGGACTGGACGGATATATCTGCACTTCATTGATAACGTCAATAGACAAGGAATGTTCAAAGAACCAGTAACACAGACTAACTTATGTAGTGAGATATTCTTACCTACTAAACCTATGAAGTTCGATGGTCTTAAGAAGGTAGCTACTGAGGATACGTATGACTTAGATGATGGTATGATTAGCTTATGTATCTTAGGTTGTATTAACTTCGGTAAGTTAGATAACATATCTAGGATGGATAAGCTGACTGGTCTTATGGTCAGGTTCTTAGATAACTTAATAGATAAGCAAGAGTATCCTATGGATGCAGCTGAATGGGCTACTAAAGGTTATAGATTCTTAGGTATAGGTGTATCAGACTTCGCTCACTTCTTAGCAAAGAATGAAGCTAGGTTAGGTACAAAGAAGGCTTATGAGTTAACACATACTTGGGCTGAGAGGTTTCAGTTTGGTCTAATCAAAGCTAGTATGGAGTTAGCTAAAGAGAAAGGAAGATGTAAATACTTTGACAAGTCACACTATCAAGAAGGTGTACTACCTATTGATACATACAATAAGAATGTAGATAGTATTGTCGATAATGATTTACACTGTGATTGGGAATGGTTGAGAGAGCAGGTACAGATATGGGGTATGAGAAACACAGCTCTATCTGCGGTACCTCCAACAGCCTCTAGTTCTTTAGTCAGTAATAGTACACAAGGTATTGACCCTATACAATCTCTAACAGATACATATGAGTCTGCAGCTTATACTGTCAAATCATTAGTACCTGATGTAGATAAGTCTAACTACTATATGAAGGCTTGGGATATGCCTAATAATAATAGTGCTGAGTACATTAAGTTGATGGCTGTACTACAGAAGTTCATCGACCAAGGTATGTCAGTCAACCAGTGGTATGACCTAACTAAGATTGAAGGTAAGGTGTTAGATAGTAACAGAGTTAAGAGAGATATACTGACTGCTTATAAGTATGGACTAAAATCTTTATACTACATCCGTAGTAAGGACAGAGAGAATAGGAGTGAGGATATTGTAATGGGATGTGAGAGTGGAGCGTGTGCGATATGATGACACCTAAAGATATATGCAGTATTTGCGAAGGCGAATATAATGAGGAATGCGGAGGGTTACAGGGGTATTTCGGTATTATGCCTGTCACCTTATGTGAATGGTGTTTAGCATCTACTATTGATATGGTAGGTCACTTAACAGAAGGAGAAGAAGATGAGTTGTAAGGTATTTAATTTAGGTGAGACAGTAGTAAGTAAGAACACACGATTGTTCTTAGGTGAAGATAGTTGTAATAGAAACATTCAGACTTATCACGACCCTAAGTACCCTTGGATATTGGACTTCGCTGAAGAGATGAGAACTATTGGTAACTGGAGTAAGAATGAAATTGACCTCAGCAAAGAGAAGAGAGACTTTGAATCGTTGGATGAAGCAGGTAAGCACATATATGAGTCAGGTCTTAAGTTCGCTATTACTCTTGATAGTTGTGCTGGTCGTGCTCCTCTTCAGCTCTTTAATAACGGAGGTATAAGTAACAATCCTGAATGGGAATTGTATATTACTAACCACCAAAACAACGAGCTACTACATTCAGAGTCATACACTGAGATGGTGAGAGCTTTATTTAATAATGTCGATGAATTTATTGAGGGGATTATAGATGATGAATATGTTCAAAGAAGAGCTTCAAGTATCCTTAGTGGTTTTGATTGGGCTACCTCTGTTTTTGATAGGATGGATGCTAATGCTACTGTGTTGGGGTATAGCTTGGGTGCTCGTAAGCCTTTCCCAGAAGTTAATGAGCGTATGGTCAAAGAAGCCATATACAAAAGTGCAGTAATATTAAATATGTTTGAGGGTATAAGGTTCTTCTGTACCTTCGTAACTAACTGGTCATTCTCTGAGCAACCTGAGAAGTTAATGGCAGGTAGTAGTAATGTATTTAAACTAATAGCTAGAGATGAGATGGTACACCTAGATGTATTCCAAAGAGTTATCAAGATGTTGAACACTGATAAGTCTGAGGGGTTTGTTGAGGTGGCTAAAGACTTGGAAGATGAAGTGTACGAGATGTATGCTACTGGCTACAAGGAAGAGATGGAGTGGATTGAATACCTGTTCTCTAAGGGTTCACCACTGATAGGTATGAATGAAGAAATACTTAAGCAGTATATGGATTATATATTTGCAGTACGTCTGACTAACATAGGACTAGACCCTAAGAGATTAGGATTGGAGTTAGGTGAGAACCCTCTTCCTTGGGTAGACAACTACCTTGATAGTACGAATGTTAAGTCAGCACCTCAAGAGATTGAGTCTGTTAATTATGTAGCAGCTATTGACTTAAGTAAAGATGAAGAGTTCAATATGGAGGATTTATGAACAGTAAGATTACAAGAGCTATCAATAAGATGTGGGTTAAATGGTTAGACTTATGTATATGGTGCACATTAAAGAAGGTAGAATTTAAAATAACAAAAGGAGACAAGTAAGATGAATAGAAATATAAGCGAATGGAATAAAGAGTTTAAGATTAATTACAAGTGGTTTCTGTTAGGAGGTCTTATAGCATTAATACTACTCTTTGGAGAGGAGAGTAAAGCACACAGTCAACAGTTTAATTTAGATGCACCAGTAACAATGACTGTAGTTAAGATAGGTCCTAATGGAACTGGAGGTGGTACTTGGAAATGTCCTAGTGTACAATCTTGTTACATCAAAGTATTAGAAGCAGAAGCAAGGAACGCTACTGCAGACTGTCACTCAATCGAGATTAAACGAGGTGCTAATATTGTATGGAGTCGCTACTACT